TGGTAATCAGCAATTGCATATTGGGCACGTGTAGGATTTGGTAGGTCGAGTTCATTCCATAAAGCCTGTAAGAATAGCTTAAAATCGTCTTTAAGGAGGTCTAAAGTGTTCATAGGTACAATCTAACGTAGAGTAGGTGAAAGGGTGGTTAGAGGGGCTTACAGGGTAGACATAGGTAACTTCTCTTCTTCTAGTTTAACACCACCTTTAAAAAAATTCAATACTTGTTTACCAACATATTTAAATTCATTAATAGGATCTTCTATTTTTATTAAAGGTTCTGGTTCTTGAGTTACATCTGGACCCATAGCACCAAATTTTGATGGGTAGCGACTTTTCATTTTTACAGCAGCGTCACTACCTTCTTCTAAAGATCTAATGTTTTGTTGTTGAGTTACAAAAGGATCAGTAGAACCACCAATTTGAGATACTGCAGCAACAGGTAAAGCGGTGGCGGCTACTGAAGCTACTGGTGTAACTATTGGTGCAACTACGTTAGTTACTGCAGCTGGAAGCATTGGTAATAAAGCTTTAGTTGCTGCAGAACCAGCTAAACCAAAACCAACATCTCTAGTTATAATACCAGCTACTTTATTACCATCATTCTCTTCTACTGCTTGTCTCATTTCAGGATCTAAAAGAAGCGAATATAAAGATCCCATAGTTTCACCACCAACATTTTCTTTAATAAGATTTTTTAAACCTTTTAAACCATCTGGTGTTGCAAACGGAAGTAAACTACCATATAAAGAACCTTTTTCTATTGGAGGTAAACCTTGGTTTTTTAAACCTAAGTTTATTTTTCTATACATTTCAGCACCACCTGGACTTTCCAAAAATTGTCTTAATTCTGGGTTTGCGTCAAATGACATTGAACCTGCTCTTGCAAAAAGTCCAGGTAAAGGTGTGTTTTTAGTTTCTTTTTTAAAAAGTTGAATTTCTCCAATTGAAGTATTAGGATTTGAAATGTTTAAACCTGCTGATTCATAAACAGCACGCTGTCTAAATACTTCTGGTCTATTAGAAACTTCTTCAAATCTGTTTTGTTGTTGAATAATAGAAGGTGCTAATGCTGCAGCTTGTTCCGCCGCACTAGCATTAACCATTCTAGGATCTAAACCAAACTTATCAGCTAAATTTTGGCCTGCTCTGTGTAGATAAGGAAAATCTTCAGGTGTAATAAGACCAGCTTGTGCAAATACTGAACCTTTAGCACCTAATCTACCTTGATGCCATAATTCATCAAAAGCCCCAGATGCATTTAAATTGGCTTGATTGTCTCCTGGTGTTGCACCTGTTAAATCAAAAATACGTTTTTTTGTGTCTATCCAAATATCAACAGGAGTTCTAATGCCAAGATCTCCACCAGTTCTGTCGGCAACAATATGATGCAATGGAATTTTATCTATATAACCCCATTTACGCATAAGACCTTCTTCTCCTCTTCTTAAAGAAGAAATTAAGTCTTCATCAGACATGTCAGGTTTTTCTAAAACGTCTTGAAAAACTGAAGGATCCCAAGCAAAAGCAGCACCAAACCTACGCCATTTTTTTAAATCATTAACGTCAGCACTACTAAGTTTTTGTTTAGCTTTTTGCACCGCCATTAAGCGATCTAAATTTGAAACAATTTTTTTTTGAACAATCTCATACGCTCGTTTGGTCTCTCTATCCATTAATTAATATACTCCATAATTAAGTGTTCACGGAGTTTATTAACTCCAAATTTGGCTCTCATCCATGATTGCCAGTGGTTACTTCCTTTATCCTGATTGCATCTGGTACATGCGGGGACGACATTCGTATTGACATCTTCGCCCCCAAGAGAACGAGGATGTACATGGTCCAGAGTAAGTTCGTGTAATTCATAAGTTTCTCCACAATAAACACATGTGCAGCCAAAGTGTAATTTAATACTGCGCCTCCAAAGGCGCTTTGCTTCAGAGGATGTCATGGTTATTAAGTTGTATAGGTAGTGATCAGGAGTTGGAAGTAATGGGGTCATGCTTTACGTTTTTTACCGACACGTGCTCGATTCTTAGAGGCTTTTTCAAGAAATGTAGATCCATCCCGTTTATGGGATACATCTTTACCATCTCCATTACCATAAGTACCACGTCGTCGGTTCTCTTTATTTAAAGCAGACCGCTTTGAGATTTGTAGTTTGGAACCATCATACTTTTTCTGGTATGATTTATAGTTACCATTAGCGAATTTAGCACCGCTATGTTTAGAGCTTCGAGCCATATAGCCTCCGTTGGACTAGTTCTGGGTCAACAGTTGGCATAATGTTAGCCAATTTATCAAGTGAGTTACCATCAAAGGCGACACCACTGATGTCATTCTTTGATAGCCAATCACAAGCTGCTTTTAAATCTTGTGTAGTTGCCTCACCGGATTTAACACGGTTTAGAAACTCAGTAGTAACTAGATTGTGTAGCTCATTAAATTGTTCTTCACTCGCTTTGTTTTTTGACATTAGTCTTCTTGGCTCGTGTTTTCTTTTCTACGGGTGCTTTAATTGCATACCATGTTTCACCTGGTTCATGCACGAGGTGTGATTCTGCACGTACTGCTTGTTCAGCAGTTTCATAAGTACCAAGTACCTTTTGAGTACGGAGATCTACTACGTTGTAAGTCATAATTAAGCTTGTTTTTTAAAATTACTGTTAAATGCATCCTCGTCTACTTTTTTAGCTTGCTTAATAGTTGGTGCAATACCAAGACCAGGAAAGTTCTTAACTGGAGTTGAGGTCTTTGGTTTAGCATTACGAATGCTTGGAGCATTTTTAGGAAAAGGTTCTTTTTTGTAAGCCATAGTAAATTAATTCCTAAGGACAATTTGGTCTAGTTTGTTTTCAATACGCACCATATGATCTTCCATACGCTGGACCATGACTGATAAATCAGCTTTAGATACATAGTCCTGAGCCACGTTAAGTTCAATAGCGTCGATACGTCTGTCAAGACCACTAATGCGATCATGTACATTATTTATTCTGTTGTGTAATCTGTTATTTAGTGTTGCGCCGCCTGCAACTATTGCAATGACAGCAGCGACTATTGCTTCCATTATTCGAGAGATACAATTGGTACAACGTCATGACATAAAACTTCGACACGACTGCCAGGTCTAAAGGTAAACCCAGACTTCATAATCTCAGTACACTTCAGAGCACGAACAAGTTCGTAGTCAAGACGCATCTTTTGTTCGTGTTTACGGGCGATAGCTTTACAGGTTTCTATCATGCCACCATCTAGTGGGACAGAAAAGTTTAGTTGTACGCCGTAGTTATTGCTTCGTACATACCCTTCGTTATCGAAAGGAATAGTATCATTGCCCATATAAAAGGGCGAGAACTGCATGGTTGTTCCATTGCAACTATTATTACTTGCAAAGTATTGCCTAGACGGTGCCCCATTGTTTTGGAATTGCACCGCCTGGTTAGTAACATTACCTGTTGCCGCAGCTACAGGAGATGATGTATTTTTAACTGTTGGATCTTCTGCGTAAGCAGGTGCTATTGAGAGAAGACCGATAAGGAAGTAGTAACAGTACTTTGTTCGATTGTTTCTGTTACAAGGGTGTCTTCGATCTTTCCTGCTGCTCTCGTTACAATCTCTAGTTGAAATTGATCGCCAGCAGTATGAATTGAATATGTTGTAGCGGTATCTGCGATGTCCCCGCTCGGGACTACGTTTGTTCCAGACCATGATGAATAAGCTCCACCGTAGACTTCAGTCTCAATGGTTCGGTCAATGTCAATGGTGGTAGTTGTCGTTGACTGCATTGAACCTTGAGTAAAATTAGGTGTAACCTGAGCAGATACTGGAGCCGCAATAAAAAGAAGTAGAAGTAGTTTCTTCATTTGTTTTTTTCTCTTGAAATAGAAAAGGTTGCTAGAGTTCCGCTTAGAATAGAAGCGACATATGTAGGATCCATTTTCTCCATCCATCCTGCATAACTTGCAGTTAGGAGTCCGGCTGACCAGACGAGGACGATAAATTTGATGATCCCGCCTTTTTTGTCATCTTGTTCCATGCTTGCTTAAATATGGGTTTCATAAGCATCACTAAGTATTTAAATAGTGATGTGGCAGCAAGGGTGGCAGCTACAGAGATAAACGCTGTAGTTGCTGCTGTAGTCATGATCGTAGTAGTCGGCATTGGGACTTCAATGTCCGTAAATGGGACTTGTATGATCTGA